AACAAATTGATAGATTAGAACGACAACTAAGAATGGTAGGTGGTTATCCAGTAACTGATGACTCACAATCTCCAAACTCTTTTGTAACTGGTGCAGGTTTATCAGAATTAAATAGCACTATGTCTTTGATGATAAATGAATATAGAGAAATAATTAAACATGGTTTAATTGATATGGATGCAAAAAGATTAGAGCTAGATGTAGTTCTATCTTATCAACAAGGTATAACTAAAAAACCTATGGCAGGTTATTACGCAGGTGCAGCTTTTAGTGAGAATTATCAACCTCTTAAAGATATAGGAGGTAATTTTACTACAAGACGTATCTACGGTGTTATGGCTGGTTTTGATGAACCACAGAAAATTGTTACAGGTTTACAACTTTTACAAGCTGGTGTTATAGATGTAGAAACATTACAAGATAATATTGACGGTCTAGAAAATATAGCAAAAGTACAAGAGCGTATTAGAAAAAACAAAGCAGAAGGTGTATTGTTTGACTCTATACTTGCAAGGTCGGCACAAGGTGACCCATCTGCAACTATGGCTGCAATAGCAATTTATGAAAATCCAAATGCTATTACAGAAATAATGAAACAATTCTATACACCTGAAGAACCACAGATGTCTCCTGAACAGGAAGCAATGATACAACAACAACTATTAGCACAAGGTGGAGGTCAAGGTGTTCCAACAATGGCACAGGCATTTGGAATTTAAAATGCAAGAGTATTACGAGAGTGAGTTCTGGGAAATGGTATATCAAGAATATGGTGTAGCAGACGAGATAGATATATTATCTGAACAAGTTGTGCAAATTGTATATCCAAGACCAGGAGTAATTATATTATTTACTAACGAGGCAGACAGTTATGACCAAGAATAGAAGAGGTGGCTACAGACAACCTTCTAAACCAGCAGCTGTAGCAACACCACAAGGTGGACAAAGAACAGATGGTGGAGCTGGAAGTAAAACACAACCTCTTAGAAGATTACCTGATGCTGACTATGGTGATAATCAACAATTCGTAAATCAACAACAAGGTGCGCCATTACCTGTAGCATCACAAGTAGATGTTAATCCTAATGTTTTTGCACCAACAGAAAGACCTAATGAGCCAATAACAGAAGGAGTACCAATAGGTGATGGGTCATCTGGTGTTAAACGAACAGATAACATAGATTTGATGTTACAAGCTATGTATGACATAAATCCTTCTCCTATCATTATGGAGTTAATTAACAATAGGAATAGATAATGGGCTTCCATCTATTCGATGAAAACGAAGAAAACGATTACTACATAGGTAATAAACGTAACGATTTTCAAATAGGTCAATACAATACACAATTTTCTGTATTAGATGGTGTAACAGAAGAATTAGAAAAAGTAACAGAACAACATCAATGGCCTGCAGATATATCAGTTCCTTATGTTTTAGCTGGTGGTACAGCAAATAGTCCTATAGCAAACGATATATCTAATAATTTTGCATTAAACAAAGTTAAAACAGAATCACAAATCTGGAAAGAAATGCAAGAAAGATACCAATATGAGAACTTAGAAGACAATATGAAGATGAATCTTGGTACATTACTTAGAGGTGATGCACAAATAGGTGTTTGGTTGTTTGCTGGACTTGATGCATTATTTCAAACATATGGACCGTCAGGTAAATGGTCTGTAATTGCAAGTACTGTAAATGCTTTAGTACCAGGACAAGCTATGGTTGTTGGTAGGTCACAAGCATATTTAAGAGATTTAAGAGAATACGATAAATTATTACAACAAGGTTTTACAAAAGAAGCTGCACAAAAGAACTTACAAATAGATTTAAGTATGACTGAAGTAGAAAATATTGGTAAAGATACCAATCTTATTGGTGATATTAGAAAACATATTGATATGATACGTGAAGCAAATCAAATGGGTGGAGAACCAGTCTTATGGAATATGATGAGACAAGTTATAAATGGTAAACCTGTTAACTTTGATAGAGCTACTAAAGTGACTTTAGAGTCTGTAAAAGCAGAAGATACACCTTATTACATAGATTTAATTAATAATTACGGTATGTCACCTGATGAAGCTAGAAAGTTTATATATAACAAAATAGGTGAACCATTAAAAGGTTTTGATGATAATGGTCAAATACACTATACATCAGCATTTAAACCTAATCAGATAAATTTTTATGCAGGTAGAAGAAAATCAAACTTTAACTTTATGGGTTTAAATATGACACAAGATTTGTATAAACCAGAGTTTGAAGATAAAAACTATTTGCTTGAATATTCTCCTGGCAAAGTATATGCAGGTGAAATATATGAACCAGGTAGTAGAGCTTTTGATTTAATGTCTGGAACTATTGATGCTAGTTATCAATTACTACCAGAGTTATTGGCTGGTAAAGGTATAAAAGGTGTACGTAATTTAAGAAAAGGTTTTAGACAAGTTAACCCTGCATTAGAAACAGCACAAACATTAGGTAGAAATAAAAAAACAGGTAAGTTAGCAAGCATAAACCCTGTAGCTATAAGAAAAGCTATACGAGATGCTGCTGATGGTGAGATTGACCCGTTTACAGGAAAAGGTGATTTTAGTAAAATTACTAATCCTAAGACAGGTAAATTTAAAGAACTTGATGATATTACACCTACATACAAAGATATTAGAAAAGCTGTTAAAAGAGAAAAAAAGAATCATACATTTTTTGGTGCAGTACCTAGATTTTTTTCATTAACTAAGAAACAAATACTTGACCAACCAATTATGGATGATTTTTTTAGAGCTGTTGATGACACAACTATAGATGATTTAGATGTTATAGCTTTAAATCCTATATTAGGAAAACTACCTGGGCCTGTGCAAAAAAATCTTGCATTAGGAAAAGATGGTAATGCAAGAGAAGTGTTTAGTGCAATGATGGATACAGGTTTAGAAATTAGTGAAAATGCAAATATCCGTATGTATAGACTAAGTGAAGACTTTGTAGACGGTATGTTACCTGTAAAAGGTTCATTTGTTTTAAATAAAATGTTGCAACAAACTGCACGTAAAGGTACACAATTACAACAAAAAGGTGGTATATACGGTAAAACAGTAGGTGGAGCATTGTCTGCTATAGGTAATGAACAAGCTGCATACAGAAGTATAGGTAGTTATTTAGGAGAAGCTTTAAGACCAGCAAGAGTTGCTGTAGATGAAGGTTTAGGTTATATACCTGGTCTTAGAGGTTTGTCTAGAAGTAGAGCTGCAAAACAACTTACAGGTGGTCCAGCAGTAGTTGATACTATGGATGCAGCAGGTAATGTTTTAAAAGCACAAAAAATACTTGATGATATTGGTGGACCTAGATTAGAGTTTGAAAAATTCTTAGGATTTAGTTCTAATTTTAATTCTTCTTACAATCCATATTATAGAAAACTATTAGGTGTTATACCTGATATGGGAATACCTTTAAACAATGCATCAGTTGGTTATAGACAATTAGTAAGTCATTTACAAATTAATGGATATAGTGGTGCAGAAATGTCACAAAGATTAAATAAATTTTTAGAAATAGATTTTGCAAATAAAAATGCTGTAAGAGATTTTGCTAAAGAACAAGCGGATATAGACGTAGCATTAGTTTTTAAACGTGGTGGAGAAAAAGGTTGGGAATATGTACAACAACATGCAGGCAAAATGTTTGAAGGTTTAGAAAAACAAAAAATATATGGTGCAGGTAGAAATAATAAAAACTTACCTAACGTTGGTGATGGTTATGAAATGTACAATATGAAAAACCCTGTAACAGGTGAGATGGTTGACATGCCTGTAATGACAGGTTCTATGTTTTCTGAAATGGCTGACAATATAGCACCACTTATGGATTACAAATTATTAAATAGAGCTATGTCAGGTATGTTTCAGGTTTATGATGATGCAGACGTATTAGGGATATTTAGTAGAAATGTTAAAAATGTATTTGATTACGGAAAATATCGATATAGAAAACTTTTAAATACAGATGATGTATCTTTAGTTAATCCATTTGAAGATGGTGTAATTAGTGTAAAAAGATTAGAAGAAGATTATTTTAACAATTTAGCTAACTTCTATACAAGAAATGTTTTTAAACCATTAGTTTTGATGAGACTTGCATTTTTTACACGTGTATTTTTAGAAGAACAAGCACGTGTTGCAACAGCTGGGTTAGATGCATTTTATAATAATCCTTTTAAAACAATACAGTGGATAGCATCACATGACCCTAATTCAAAAATAGGCAAAGTATTGAATGCACTGCCTTTTAAAAAAGCAAAAGTTACAGATGGTGAACAATTATTAATGTCATTAGAAGCACAAGAAGCTGCAAGAATTATGAAATTTACAGACCTTATTGGTCCTGGTAGAAGACAAAGAAATAAATACACAGAATATATAGCGTATTCTAAAAAAGAAATAGGAACTAAAAGATATGCAAAACATATGTTTTATGAATTAATGTCATTAAGAAATGACCCTATTGCACAACAAGTTGCAAAGCATGGATATGGTTCTGCTGAACTTACTAAATGGATGAACTCTACTGTAGGTAGACAAGCAAGAATGGATTTATTTAATGCTGGTGGTACAAGATGGCAACAAATATTAAAAAATAATGATTTTACAGACCAACACTTACAATATTTAGAATCAAGAATAAGAATTAAAACTGGTGGCAATGTTACAGTTGGTAAAGATTTAATAAAACAACCTGATGGTAAATATAGATATGAATTACAAACATCTAACTTTGGTGATAAAAGAATACGTGCAGCTATAGCAGATGGTAAATTAGAAACACTTGATGGAGAAGTACTAGATTTTTATGAAAATCCTTTTAAAACAGTTAAAAGATTTAAACAAAAAAAAGTTACTGATGCTTTAGAAGAATATTATGGAGAAACAAGATTAGATGGTGGTTTTGTAAAAGTTCCTAGTTTGACAGATGAAGCAGATAATGCACCTAAAGGTTTATTACAAGCAACAGAAGATATTTTAAACGATGCTCAACAGGCTATATTTGATAGATTAATGACAAAACCTATAAATTATCTAAATAGGTCACCAGTATTTAAACAATATAGATGGATGTATATTACAGACAAAATGAAAGAGTTGTCACCTAAATTACAAACACAGTTTATAAAAGAAGCTAAAGGTGCTGGCATCCCAACATCAGCATTACGAGAACTTACAGGTATGAAAGCTTTACATAAAAATGGAAAGATAGATAATTACAATGCAATTAACGCTGAAAGTAAAGCATTTGGATTGTCTATGGTTAAAAATTTACTTTATGACACAAGACAAAAACATGCAGTATCAGATAAGTTATTAAACATATTTCCATTCGCAGAAGTATGGTTTGAAGTATTCCAAACATGGGGACAGTTACTTGCAGCTAACCCTACAGTATTAAGAAAAGCACATGTTAGTTTACGTGGTGGTGGTGCAGCAGATAGTTATGGTTCTAGTTCTGACGATGGATTTATTGTACCTGACCCAAGAAATCCAGAAGAAGATATGTTTGTTATGCCTTTTGGTGGTTGGATGACCAATGTTATTTATGGCGAAGATTCAGAAACTACAATATCTCCTAGAGGATATTTAGCAGGTGTTAACTTATTAGGACAAGGTTTTGTACCAGGTCCTAACCCTGTAGTTGGTTTTGCTGTAAATAGATTATTACCTGAAAATACAAGTAATCCTTATATAAATGATATATCAAATTATATAAAAGATAGTTTGTTTGGTGACTTTGGTCCACCAGAAGATGTGTCAGATGTAATAGCTGTAACTCCTGTATATAAAAAATTATTAGCAGCATTAGCATCAAATGATAGTTTTGATACTATAAATGAAAATTCTAAAGATATACATAAAATGCGTGCAAGTGCAACCATAGATGTTTTTAGATATGGTATGGCATCTGGACAAAACAATAAACTATACAAAGATGGTAAGTTAAGTGTTTATCTTAATAAATTGTATCCTAATCAATGGACTCCTGAGACTATTACACAAAGACAAATAGACAATGCTTTCTTAGAATATTCTAAAAATGCATCTAGAAATTTATTTGCAATGGAATTTTTATATCAATTTATTGGTCCTACTGGATTTAAACCAGAATTTTTTATGAAAGATGATGTAGGTAATTTATGGGGTACAGCTGTATTGTATGAAGAATTTGTAAGGATACGAGAAAAACATGAAGGTAATGATATAGATACATACAATGAGTTTTTTGAATTGTATGGTATTGAACATCCTTATATTTTAAGTCCTAAAACACAATCAGAAATAGGTAAACAACCTACAAGTGTAAGAGTAAAACAATATCAAGCAGAGAATAAAGAAATATTTGACCAATTAGAACTTAGTGGTTATTACTTAAATACCGATAATCCTAATGAAGAAAAAGATTGGAATGATATTGTAAGAGAAAAAAGTTTATTATCACCTGACCAATACAGAAGAGCTGTTAATGACACAATAGGTTTCTTTAGATATAAAACATTTACAACTAATTTAGAAAAATTAGATATTGATTATAAAAAGAAAACACAACTTAAAAGAGTATTTAGAGAAGGATTAAAAGAAGCATTACCTGGATTCCAAGCAGATGAATATGGTTTATTAACACCTGTTAGAACAGCAGATGTTTTTAGTGAAATGAGACGTAAATGGAGAAACATACCTGGTGTTATGGAAACAGAAGCAGGAAAAGGATTTGCAGAAATAATGCCTTTCTGGGAAGAAATGGAAAAACTATCACAAGAATATTCACCTACTGCAACAAAAGACTGGTGGTTAAAGTCTGATGATACAAGAGCATTATCTATGAGAATATGGATGTATAATAAAGCACAGCAGATTATAGCAGACAATCCAGAGTTTTGGAGTGTCTGGAACGGAGTTATGTTAAAGTTATATAGAGATGACTTTGAAGTATTGGATTATATAGATGGAGAATAATGGTACAGCCTGTAGCTAGAGGTATACAAGCACAAGAACAAGAAGAAAAAGTAAAAGCTTCTAAACAAGCTATTAGAGATTTTTTAATTACTTATCAATCTATGTTTCCAGAATTACAACTAACAGGTAATTTTAATATTAATAGTGCTATAAAATCTTTAGAAAATAATGTGTATTTTGCAGATAAACCAGAGGTAATAAAACAATTACAAGATGCTGCATTGCAAGGTGATATAGATTCTATTAAAAGTATATTTGATTCTACAGTACAACAAGTAGATTTTGCAGGTGTTGACTTACCTAGTATTGAAGGTGAACAAGGAATAACTTTACCACCAGAACAACAAGAAGCATTAGAAAACACATTAGTATCTTTTAACCGTGCATTACAAGACGGAACTATTGGTGCTATTGCACAACAATATGGTATGAATACTGTTGGTAAAGATAATGAAACAATTCTTGATGAGTTAAAAACATTTGTAATTAATAATACATTTGCTATAGACCCACAGAGTGGTACTAGGTTAGTTCCAACAGGAGAAGGTCAATTACAAGTATCACAAGGATACTTTAATAATGTATTACATTCTCATATCTTGGCTATGAACTCTACATACAGTGAGAAAATAGCATTTCAAAAGTTTTTGATAGACCACAATATTGCAACTAAAGAAGATTTTGCAGGTACTTTAGGACAATATAGTGAAGTGCTAAGACAAAAAATAGAAGAAGTTATGTTATGGGCAGACCAAAATATAAATGCTGGTCCTGATTCTGCATTAAGAGCAGACATAATGTCACAAGAACCAATTTTTTTTGCTGATGTTCAATATCAAGATATGGACATAAGTTTTGAAAGAAACTTATTTGCTTATGCAGTACAAGAAATAGGCAGACAAAATATTGAGTTAGATAAATTAGAACTAGATAAAGCCTTAGAAGCAGAAGCTATAAAGTATATACCACCTTCTCCAGAAAATTTAGAAACTATGGTTGATGCATATTTTGTAGCAAACATAGGTAGAAGTGCTACAGCTGGTGAATTAACTGAGTGGTCATCTGCACTAGCAAGTAGTTATGATGAAGGTTATGCACAATATAAATCATTTCAATATGCATTAGATAATTTTGATTTGAAAGAAACTACAACAATAAATCCAGGTCAAGGTGGTGGTTTAGATGTAGGTACACAAGTTACTACAACTACCAACCTTAGTGAGTTGTCAAGTCAGTTACCATCATCACCACAAGAAATATTTGAAGGTAAGTTTGAAGATGCTATGGAAGATGAAATGAGTGCATTTGAAAAAGGTAAAGCTATTAAGGATATGCAGAATAAACTTATGTCTGCACAGTTTGGAGCGTAATGGAAGAAGATAAGATACAATATACAACTCAAACTGGTGAAACACGTGTTGATGTTCCTAATAAAAAATTTGCAAGAATGGGACGTCAAGTTGAAAATGTGGCAAAAAAAACAACTATTGCACCTAAAAACTATAGAAAAGTTAAAGGTGATACTATTTTAAAAATTACAGGATTAGAAAATTTTAAATCACGTTTTAATAAAAGTGTAGTAATAGATGTCGAGCCAGACCAGATATATTGGTTAAATGATAAAAATACAAAAATTTATGGTATGGAAAGTCCAAAGCTTGAACAAGAATTTGTAGATAATTTTCTTAAAAATAAAATGGGTTCAGCTATAGATGAGTTAGCAACAAACCTAGGAGTTAAAAAAGATTTTGTACAAGATACTATTAGTAAATATAAAGTTAATCCTAATGTTCTTGGTGATGTTATAGGTAGAGCAGGTGGTGCATGGTTAGACCCTATATCTGAAATAGCAGAAGTTACATTAGGTAAAGTAGGTTTAGGTGATATTGCTAGTAAATGGATTAGAGGTGAAATGTTAGGTTTAGTTGCAGCAGCTATTGCTGGTACAGGTGCAGCTATCGGAGCTAAACAGGCACCTAAAATTAAAGAGGGTATGACAAAAATGATGTTACCTGGTTATCAACAATATATACCTCCAGCACAAGAAGTAGAAACTATTGATGCAGTTATTGAAGGTTTAGGTGTATTTAGTGATGCAACACAGTTTTTACCATCAGTTATGTTAGATGAAAAATTAAAAGAAAAAACTGGTAAATATGGTGGAGAGTGGATGAGAGCAGGAATAGATAGGTTATCTAGATGAGTTATAAAGTTAAATCAGACCAATCAGCACAGTTAATGTATATCAAAGATACTAATGAGTACAAAATAGTTGTAGATGTAGGAGATGTTATTTATGTATTTGATACACCTGCAAACTCTACAATATATCAATTAACAGATTTACAAGAAGTAGCTGGCCAAAGTGAACAACAAGTAAGAGCATCAGCAGGTATTTATGTAACAGATAATGATACGTTTATGTCAGGATTTTTTAATGATGATAGGTTAGTAAGTGTAGCTATAGATGTAAATCAAATAACACCTGCTATTGCAGATGATGCACAAGATATACTTAAAACATTTTTTGATGCACAAGAATCTTTAAATAAAACATATGGTGCAAGAAATGCATTGTGGAAAGATGAAGAATACTTAGCACAAATAGCAATACTTACACAACAACTTGATGGTGATATGGATGCTGCAGTTACATATTTTGCTAACACAGAAGAATACGGAAATATATTAAAAAGACTTCCTAATTCACAAGGTGGTATAGGTATATCACAAGATGAGATAGATGCAGAAGAAATGATTAAGACTGATTTTGTTGGATTTCAAAATCTTAAAAAAGAAAACATTGCATATATAAATGGATTAGTTGCTAAATCAGGTGGAGACATACCACCTACTGGTGTAGAGTACCTAGCTGATTTAATGACTAAAGGTATTATGTCGCAACAAGAAGTTATAAGACAAGTTAGTGGTGCAACAGATGATTACTCACCATATAAGGATACTTTAAATGCAGGGTTTTTAGATGCTATTGCAGGTAAAGGTACTAAAACAAACGCTGGTATGGATGGGGTACAAGACTTATTAAATAAATATTTACCTAGTTATTTACACGATACATTTGATATAGCAGCAGAAGCAGGCAAAATTAGAAACGACCCTAACTATCAAAGTGTATTTGAAGATACATTAAAAGACCAAAGGTTTGCTTTATATCCTATGTACGATAAAAATGTAAATTGGAATTTTATAGTAGCTTCTAAAAAACAAGTAGCTAAGAATGTACTTGGTGTAGAACTCAAAGAAAATGACCCTGCATTAGATTCTATTATTAGAATGAATGATACATCTAAAGAACAAGAATATTTAAGAAATATAGGATTGGAAAGAGATTATCAAAAAACTAAGAATGATTTACAAAAAGCAATGATGGGTGCATTTGGTAGTGGTGTTGTATCAAGCACAGCATATGTAGAGGGAAGATAATGGTAAGAGTATATAGAAAAGATTTAGATACTTTTTATGAAGTATCTGAAGAAAGAGCTATAGAGTTAGAACAAGTAGGTTATTCTAGAGACCCTTCTGTAGCAGGTACAGATTTCGGTGGTAGTGACATGTCTGCAGTCCAAGAAACACAAAGACAAGAAACAGAAGGTTACCAAATAGGACAAGCAATGTTTGCATTTTTACCAGAGTCCGTACTAAATGCATTTGCAAAAGAATGGGTTAAATCAGGTGACCCAGATATAGCAATAGGTGCAACTAGAAATACATCTGAATGGAAAGAAAGTTTTGGTTATCTTAAAAGAGCTGATGGTAGTTTAATCATGGATGAAGTCAGTGCTTTATCTACTATTGCAACTTACAAACAAACATTAGGTGAAGTAGGAATACAGGATTTTACTGATTTTGAGGATGATTTTCAACAATTAGTTACATCTGAAGTATCAGGTGCAGAGTTTCAACAACGTATAGATATTGTATATTCTGGCATTCAAGACCAAATACCTGAAGTAGAAAGATTATTTAGAGAACAATACAATATTAATGTTGACCAACCAACTATATTTGCTGCATTAATTAATCCTAAAATACAAGATAAAGTGTTAGCAGGAGATATAGCAACTATACAACTACAAGCAGAGGCTACATCTAGAGGATTTAGTAGAACATTTGCACAGTTTGAAGCATTAAGAAAACAAGGTTTAACACAAGCATCAGCTAGACAGTTATATAGTCAAGCAGGTGCTGCAATGCAATCTGCAGCAAATGTAGGAAGAAATTTACAATTAGAAACATTAGAAAAAGCAGCATTAGGTGATACAGCAGCTAATAGAAGGTTGCAAAGAATACAAGCAGAAATACAATCACAAGGTGGATTGACATTAGGCGCTGCTAAAAAAGGTGACGAAGTTACTGGACTTATAGAGAATTAGTGTATAATAAGTTTATGCGTTGCGTGGTCCGCTTAAAGACCTGCAATCAGCTTTCAAAGCCTACGTAGAAAGCTTGTAATAAAATCGTAGAGTAATGGGTTTGTAGCTTATAGCTACCAGAGATACAAACCAAGTGGTAAGGTAGCACCGCGACAAGATTCCTATGGTCTTGTCTGACAGGTAAACACATAGAGGAGGTACTAATGGAAAATGAATTTGATGCACCAGCAGAAAATGGTGTAAAACAAATGAGAGAAACTATTGATAGAAAAGATGAATCTATCAAAAAATTAGAGGCAGAGTTAGCTTCTTATAAGGAAAAAGAAATTGATTCGGTCTTTGGTCAGTTAGGTTTATCTACTGACAAAGGTTTCGGTAAAGCGTTAAAACAAGTGTATGATGGCCCTGTAAATGCAGAAGCTATTTCACAGTTTGCTAAAGATGAGTATGGTTTTGAACCTGCTACTGAGGTAAAGGAAGAACCACAACCTGAACAACAGCAAGTAGTTCAAGATGATGCTAGGTCTAGAGTGGCTGCACTTGATGCAAATTCACAGTCTGATGTACCATTAGGTGTTGAAGAGCAACTAGAGCAAATCATTGCAAAGGGTAGTACAAAAGATTCTATCCGTGCAAGACTATACGCACAAGAGGCTCTTAAAGAACAACCTAAATAATTACTTTAAGTACAAGCAACAATTAAATACGGAGGTATAAAATGGCAGCAATTTCGCTGACAAATGACTCGATATATTCTCAGAAAATTAATAACTTTTCTGGTGAATTATTTCGTGTTGGTGGTCAAAGAACACCATTTCTCTCTGCAACAGGTGGCTTGAACGGTGGTAAAGTCTTACAATCAACTTTCTGGCAAATCCAGGCAGCTGATAATGCAGTCGTTTCTTCTGAACCTACTAAAGGTCAAGAAGGCGCTCAACCTACAGAATACTTAGGTAGAGACAGGGTTGCATACACATCTGTTACTCAGGTTTTCCATAAAGGTGTAAAGATGACTTACACTGCAATGGCAACATATCAACATCAAAATCCATTTGATTTGAGCGCTAATATTATTAACGCTTCAGATGGTGATGGAACAACAACAGCTGGTGATAAATTAGCATTAGCTGGTGGTAATCCAATCATTGATGAATTTGCAGAGCAAATGTCTTTGGCTCTCGAAAAAGTAGCAAGGGAAGTAGAATGGTTCGCATTTAACGGAACATTCGCTGACGGTGCAAACACTACACCAGGTAGTGGTACACGTGAAATGCGTGGACTATTAGAGTGGACTGGGTTAAATGCAAATGCAAATAACTCAACAGCTCCTACTGGCACAGGTGGTAACATCCACTATTGTGACTCTGGAGGAGACGACTCTACTGCAGCTCGTGACTTATCATGGGATGCAATAGCAGAAGCAATGAAACGTCTATATGATGCTTCAGCGCCAATGATTAATCCTGTATTAGTAGTTACACCTAAGCAATTACTAGCTCTTAACAAAGAATTAGTTGGAGGTACTATTGGTTTAGCCGCAGCTATTCTTCCAAGAGATAGAAACGTTGCAGGTATCGACATTGATACTGTTGTAACACCGTTTGGTTCTATCGGTATGATGGTCATTGACCCTAATATCATGCCATCTGAATCAGCGTTCATTCTTGACTTTGCTTTCATACAACCAGTTTTTACAAATATCCCAGGATATGGAACTGTGTTCGTAAGAGACATTGACCAAGACGACTTTGCACGAGTTGGAAAAGCAATATACATGGAGATGGGATACGAATTTGGTCCTCCTTCATATCACTTGCAATTCTCAAAAGTTAAAAGTTAAAATTAAACAGAACTTTGGGAGTAGCTCCACCTGCTCCCTTTGTTCTGCTAATATGTAAAAAAGGAAACAATGGCAAATAAATTAAAAAAGGTTACTTATACTGGTAGTGTTACTCAAAGTCCTGGTATTGCGACAGAGGGAATGTTACTAGGAGGATTGTTACCTAACGCAGCTTTTAATGGAACAAGCGTATCCGTACAATGGTCACCAGACCAAGATGGTGGGGGTACCTTTATTGATGTAAAAGAAACAGATGGTAGTGCAGTGTCTTACACAGTTGCTGCAAATACAGTTACAAGAGTAGACCCATCAGGTTTTGCATTTGCATCAACAGGTTCTATAAGGTTTGTATCAGGTTCAACAGAAGATACCAGTTCAGCAATAACAGTTTTATTACGAGATAGTTAGGAGCAACAATGAGTATGCTCTTAATTCTCAAAGAGGGAAGAGCTTTAGATATAGATTCTAAAGGTTCTACTCCTATACAAGAATCATATCCTTTATCTGAAGCTATACCTGTAAGTGAAGTAAGAAGTGCTTTATTTAGTATGGCATTATTAGGTCAAACACATTTTGCTAAGACTGTCAATGCAGAAGATAAGGTAGCCTAATGAGTACAACAGTAGGTCAGTTAGTTGATAGAACGTTTAGAGAATATTTAGAACCAGCAGATAATGTTGAATCATTTTCTATATTAGCTTCTGGTATATCTGATTCTGCAACATCTTTAACATTTGATGGTGATTATTTTACACAGGAAGAAGAAGATGCATTAGACGCAGGAACAATTATAGAAGTAGGTACAGAGTTAATGTATTCTACAAACCTAAATGCTACGAGTAATACTATTACTATTAAAAGAGGTGTAAGAGGCACAACTGCAGCAGCTCATTCTGCTGGAGATGAAATTAAAATAGCACCAGAATTTTTAAGAAAAAATGTATTTGATTCTATAGCTGACCAAATAGAAAATTTATATCCTACTTTGTTTGCTGTAGAAACAAGAACTATGACATCTGGTACAGGGTATGCATTGTTAGGTACACCAGATACTCCAGGAGATTTTAATTATTTAGTAGCACCTATAAAAGCTATATCACAATATACAGACTTTAGTTCTGGCTCAGACCAAACAGGTTTAAAGTATCAAGGTGTAGCTGTTGAAATGATTGATTTACCTAATCCTTTTACATATACAGATGATACTGGTGCATCTAGAACTATTACTTATACATCAGGACCTAGTGTTGTACATGCAATACAATTTACTGGTATTAGTGCAGGTCATACAGTATATGTAACTTTTAAGAAAAAATTTATACCACCTACAGATGAGAGTACAACATTAGCATCTATTGGTTTAGAAACAGAATATGAACCAATTATTATGGCAGGTGTAGCAGCACATCTTGTAGCTGGCAAAGACATAAATAGAATTGATACACAATATATTACTGACCAATTAGCTGCTGCAAACTTTCCAACAGGCAGTGGTAATTCTTTAAGAAACTCTTTATTACAATATCAACAGTTATTAATACAACAAGCTAGAAGTAATTTAAGAGCAAAATATCCAGAACCAGTAGCGTTAAATAATATTACATATCCTACATAATGCCAAGGTTAACTACACAAGCCGAAGTTTCTAATCCACAAAGAAAAGGATATGACTTTAGATTAGACAATCAATTATATAGAGCAGCTATAAGTCCTGACCAACAAATGATTATAGAATCATCAGATGTTGGTGCAGAAAATGCTGTTAATGTAAAACAAAATGCAGAAGACTTTACATCTAATATTGGTAGAGTTTTTTCTAGAAATAATTTTTCTGCTGGTGAAGGTTTAGATACTGCACATAGAGCTAATGGTAAAGCTAATGATGTTAATAGATATTGGGATAGTAAAAATGTAGATGTATTTCACGATGATGAAACATCATACAATATTAGTTTATTATTTAGCACAGAAGCAAAATCTATAAGTTTAAGTGGTACAAACAACTATATAGCTCAAACAGCTAATGGACATTTATATTTAACTGATAATACAACTATTTATAAATCTACAAACAATGGTTCTACTTGGGCAGCTGTATCTACAGGTTTGACAATTAATTATAACTTTACAGGTATAGCAGCTTTTAACAATGGTTTGTATTTAACTACTGCTAATGGAACAAGTAACTCAGAGTTAATAAAATTTGATGGCACATCTTGGTCAGAAGAAACTACAGCACAAACATCTAGTGGTGGTCTTAATGGCGTATGGTTTGTAAAGAATAGATTGTTTATTACTGGTACAGATGCAACTGCAACAAGGATATGGTCTGTAAGTCCATTTGGTAAAACTTGGAGTAGTAGTGATTTAGCTGATGGAGATACAATAGTAAGTATAGAAAGTGAACACTCTGTATCAACTGTTATTGACGGAGGAGCTGTAGTTCTTGCAGGTGCTACTGATAGTAATGTTTATTCTTTTAAATTAGTATCAGGTGCATATGTAAATAAAGGACAAACAAAAATACCTTTTGAAGAAATATATTCTATGGCTGCATCTGAAGGAATTATATTTTTAGGAACTAAAGAAGTAAATACAAATATTGGTAGATTTTATAAAGCTGAAGTAGCAGTAGCTGATGACTTGTATGTATTAGGTAACAGACAATTAATTAAACAATGGGACGTATCTGGTATTGATACTTCTCCAAGAGCTATGTTTGTATCAAGAGATAGTGTTTATGTTGGTATACATGAAAGTTCTACTGAGTGTAATTTATGGAGATATTATCTTCCTACTACAGGTTTAGCAAGAGATTTAGTGCAAACACATAGTTCTAACACAACTGCAAAAATAAATACTATTACACAAAGTAATGGCAAGTTTGTAACAATACTTAGTGGTATAGATGTATATATTGAAACATCTACATTTGCATCTGAAGGTTATGTTATAACATCACCAGCAGATTTTTTTACTGCAGAATCTAAACAGTTTGTTGGTGTAGAGATAGAAACAGAAAATTTATCTGGTTCTGATAGTGTAGAAGTATATTTATCTAATAAATTTGAAGCTATAAATGACCCTGATGATAGTGATTGGTCATTAGAATTAAATCAATTATCTGGTATAGGTGGTGATGAACAACAGCTTACAAGAGTTGCAAGATATATAACTGCAAAAGTTGTGCTTAAAACTCCTACTAATGACTCAACACCAAAGTTTAAATCTATACAATTAAGAGCATTAGCTAGACCAGAATTAGTTGTTGTACAAATACCTGTCAATATATCTGATAGAGTAGAACGACCTTTTAGAAAACCAATTAAAGTTAAAAATTTAGGAGAAACTATTTATCAATCTCTTAAATTAAAAGAAGGTAGTTCTGTTGTATTAGAAATATACGACCCTGCAGAAACAATACGTGGTGTTGTAGAAAAAGTAAGTTATCCAATAATAAGTAATCCAAACGTTGGCAGCGTAACACAGTATGCTATACTAACTGTCAGAGGAACGAGACAAGCCACGTTCGATTCAGTAACTTCTGGTAATATACTTGGGGTAAATGGATATGCTATAATGAGGTTTGGATAAATTTAATGTGTATAATGGAGATGTATGACAGCACAAGAAAGTAATTTAGTAAACGCTTTTGAAACTACCCTCGCTGCACAACTTGCAAGCGGTGGTACTTCGATGAATCTTACAGCAGACCCAGGTGTAGACTCACCTGCATATTTTGTAATAGACCCTGATAATGATAGTTCTAGAGAAGTAGTTCTTTGGGCATCTGGTACTGACCATAGTAACGCTACAATAACAAGAGACATTGATAGCAAACATGGTACTGACCCAACTCATGCATCAGGTACTACTGTTAGATTAGCTGTAGTTAAACAACATTTTGAAGATGTACACGACAGAGTAGATACAATAATTAACTCAGCTGGTACTGCAGTTAATACATCTGGAATTGTAAAAGATGAAGATAATATGGCATCTAACTCTGCGTCACATCTAGCAACACAACAGTCAATAAAAGCATATGTTGATTCTACTGGTTTAACATTGTTGGATGAAGATAACTTTGCTAGCGATTCAGCTACGCAACCACCTTCACAACAGTCTGTTAAAGCCTATATAGCAAATCAAGGGTTTGCTGATATTGGATTAATAATAGCACTAGGATAAGAGGAATAATATGGCAAATGTATTTAAGAACGCATATCACGATGGAACTACATCTCTTGCAGATTTAATTCCTGCATTAGATGCTAACCATGAGGCAATAGTCTTAATGCTCAGAGCAACTAATGTAGACGGAACTAATGATGCAACAGTTGATGTAAGGGTCGTAGATGGTTCTTCAGGAGATGCATATATTGCTAAGACTATGTCAGTGCCTGCTGATACTTCTTTAGATTTACTAGGTACATCTAAATTAGTTCTTATGGCAACTGATAAAATACAAGTATTAGCATCAGCAGCATCAGATATAGAATTTTTTGCAAGTTATCTTGAAATAACAGATTAGGAGTAACCAATGTCATTTGGATATTTGGGAGATACTTCTACCAAGATAAAACAACAAATAAAAAATCAAGGTGTAATATCTGTTTCCGAGGCTTATGAATTAGAAAAAAAGGGACATCTTGGTGGTAGTTTAGAGCTTATTGAAGAACAAACTTATTCAAGTGCAGTTTCAGCAGTAGATTTTACTTCTATAAAAGGTGCTAAATATAATGTTCACTTTTTAACTTGGGCAAATGTTGATTTTGCTTCAGAAGAACTACCTGCATTGAGATTTTTTGAAAGTGGAGTATTAGAAACTGCAAGTGTTTATCAATATGCTTTGCAATCTTATGGTACAGCAGGTGGTTTCGCTGAAAACAAGAGTACAGGGGAAACTTATTGTTTGTTAGGTAACTTTACAAATGATGTTACTAATGGATATGCCTACATTTATAATGCAAATGACAGTTCAAAATATACTTTTGTTACAAGTCAATCAATGGACGATGACCAAGATGCTAGTCCACAAAGTATTGGTTTATTTGGTGGAAGTGTTTTACCACAAACAAGTACAGTAGATGGAATTAGATTTACAGGAAGTGCTAGTACTAATTTTTCTTCATTTACTGTAAAACTCTATGGAGTAAAACAGATATGAGTAACCTTAGATTATTAAATGAAACTACTATAACTTCAAATGTATCTTCTGTGAATGTAACAGATGTTTTTTCAGCAGATTTTGATATTTACAAAATAGTTTTTAATGGAATTACAACAACAGACGCTACACCTTTACATTGTAAACTTATAAATTCAAGTGGAAGTGTTATAAGTTCTTCAGAATATGATTATGCTTTTTTACTTATGAAAGGTGAAGCATCTTTTACAGAAAGCAACCAAACTAATGGTACAAATTGGAATAATTTTTTTGGTAATCCAGATGAAGCGCCAGAGCTAGTAAGTGGGGTTGCATATATATTCAATCCTTTTTCAAGTTCATCTTACACTTTCGCTATCAATCAAGTGGCAGTTGAAACAAGAAGATGGTATAAAGGTGTTCAAGTTTTTACAGAAACAACTTCAGTAACAGGATTTCAAGCATTTGAACTTAATTCACGACCAATTACTAGTGGTGTGTTTAGAACTTATGGATTGCGAGTTGATACATAATGGGATTAGTACAAGTAGCAACAAATACAGTAACAAGTGCAGTAGCTAGTGTAACTTTGACAGGCATAGATAGTGATGATGTCTATATGGTTGCTATGAGTGGTATGAAACCTGCATCTGATGCTCAATTATATGCAAGGGTAACAACAAGTGGAGTAGCTGATAGTGATAGTGAGTATGATTATGCAAACAAATATTTAAAAGCAGATACAAGTTTTGGTACTGACAGTTCAACAAATAATAATAGGTGGACACCAACTTCAACAATGGAAAATGCTTATAATGGTTACAGTATGATTATGTATCTTTATAATTTTAACAATTCTTCTGAATATAGTTTTATGACATCAGAAGAAGCACATATACAGGCTGGAACAACAACAGTAAGAGGTTTACAAGGTGGTGGTGTTCATACAGTTGCTGAAGCAAATGATGGTATTAGTTTTCTTATGGGTAGTGGAAATATTGAAGCAGGAACATTTACATTGTATAAGGTAGTGTAGAGATATGAGTTATATACCAAAAGATGCAGTAACACAAGCCTTCAGAAGTAACAAAGGTGTGCTTACACCTAATCAAATTATTGAATTAGATAATGAAAATAAATTTACTAAGTATGGACAACTAGAACTTTTGTTGACAAATGAATCTATAAGTAGTGCATCAACAGTGGATTTTTTAGCACTTGATGATTATGGAAATTTTGATGTTTTTTTTGTAACCTTTAATGACTTAAGTATTGCTAATGATAATAAAAGAATAGGCTTAGAACTTTTAAAAAATGGTGTTGCAAGTGGTACTGCTTATCATTCAGCAGGTAGAGTATTAACATCTGCTGCTAGTTATACCAATGGAAGTGGCACTTCTCTTCCTGGATTAAGGATAACTGACAATATAGGGAGTGCTACAAATGAAAATACAAGTGGATATATATATATTTATAATGCTTTAAATAGTGCAAGGTGTACAACTATTACTTATCACGCTACATTTATGACAAATGGTGGTGTGCCTGGTGTCGAATATGGTATTGGTGTTCACCCTACAGCAAGGTTTGATAATGGTTTAAGATTTCACCCTGACATAAATGGTAGTTCTACTTTTACAGGTGGTGCTTTTACTTTATATGGAATAAGGAGTTTTTAATGGCTACAAATTTAGAGTTTATTACAAGTTTTGATATTACTGCTAGTCAAGAAGTTACAGATATAGATAATGTTTTTACAAGTAAATATAATATTTACCAAATTACTTTTGCAGATTTTTCCACAGTTGGCTCTTCTGATGAAACTATTAGTTTAAGAATAATTGATGATAGTGGAACACTTGATTCAGATAATGTTTATGATTATGCAGTTAATGAGCTAAGGTCTGATACAAGTTATGCTGATAATAAAAATGAAAATTTTGAAAGAATAGATAGGTTGATGAAAATAGATGAAAGTCCTGATGGTATGAGTTGTAATTTATATGTGTATAATCCACAAATTAGTAGTGCATTTACATTTTTTACATGGCAAGGTGCAGGTAGATTTTCAGGTCAAAGTAGAGGTTTTAAAGGAATAGCAGCTCATAAGGTAGCAGAGGCAGTTAGAGGTATAAGAATATTTGGTACTGTTGGTAGTAGACCTTATGACACAGGAAAAATAGCAGTATATGGAGTTACATAATGTCAAGTAGTTTAGTTTTATTAGATGAATTTACTATATCTAGTGCATTAGCAAATGTCACTATAGGTGGTGGTAGTAGTGGTAGTAGTGGTTTAAATTATTCTATTGATGGTACTTACAATGTTTATAAATTAACAGTAAATAATTTACAAGTTTCAGCAGATGATGTTCCAATAATGAGAGTTACTAAATCAGGCACTGCACAAAGTGATGCTGCTTATGATTCAGCAGGTACTTATTTAAAATCAGATGCTAGTTTTACTTCTTTTGGTTCACCAGACAATAACAAAATAGATTACATGACAACTATTGAAAGTTCTGTAAGTGGTGGTAATGGAAATGGAATTTATTATTTATTTAATTTTCCTAATACAGGAGAGTTTAGTTTTGTAACAATAGAAGAAGCACACTATCAACAAAATGATAATGCAGTAAGAGGTATCCAGGCAGGATTTGCACATACTGTTGCAAGTGCAAGTGATGGTGTATTTCTAGCATTAGACGCAGGAAATAATATGACAGCAGGAACATTTAAACTTTATGGACTCAACAAGTAAAATAGTATGGTAACATAGGAGATATTATGGCAACAAAAGAAGAGCTACAAGCACAAGCAGACGCAGAGATAGAGGCAGCAAAGCCTCTTAATAAATCAGTTAATGGTGTTGTATCAGAATTTTCTGATGCAGAATATGCACAAGCAAAAATTGATTTAGGAAATCAAAAATGGAATGACCAAGAGTTTGGTTACATTGCTGCAAGACAAGCTGCTTACGCAAGTATACCTGACCAACTGGACCAACAATATTGGGATTCAGTAAATGGTACAACTACTTGGAAAGATGCTATAGCAAAAGTTAAATCTGATAATCCAAAGCCTGAGTAAATCTATGATATAATCCCTTGATGGATTATGTAATCGGATTTATATTAGGATATTTTATTAAAAACTTTTTAACATGGTTAGATAAATTTGCTGTGCCTAATGTTCCAGATGAATACAAAGAAGATGATTGGGATTGGATAGTATGACAAACGGTAATGGTTATACAAACAAAGAGTTATTAAATATAATTATTGAAACTCAAGAAAAAACTAATGAACGGATTGATTTACTACACGAAAAAGTAAATAGTAAAATTTCAAGACAAGAGTTAAGCGGTTGGCTTGTTGCAGGGTCTGCATTGGTGGTGTTGGTCAACGCCCTAATGTAGGAGGTAATATGTGTTGCGGTCAAGGCTGTTGCAATGGTGGTTAATAACATGTTTAGTTATGCTGCCAATATCAGCATTAGCTAACGAAGAAGAACAAGAGAATACTACTACTACTACGATACCAGGAGAAGTAGAAGAAATAGAAACATTTGATGGTCCAGAAGAAACAACTACGACCACAATACCTGAAGAGACAGAAACTACTACAACTACTACTACAACTATTCCTGAATGGGAACAATCTACAGATATAGAATTGCCTGAAGATGAGTTAGATAGTCAAGGTAATGAAGTAGAAAATAACATACAGATAGATGACAAGCATAGTAATGGTAACTGGTCTTGTTGTGGTATGACTGACTTTCACATGAACTTACACTACTTTCAACATGGAAACGATAGTAATGATTACACATTTACATTACCTGAAACTACAACAGTAGATGAAGAAGAACTAGAGATAGATATATACGAAGTAGGTTTTAGGATTGGTGCATTAAATAATGATGGAACAGTTACATACATACATACTGATGAAACCTCACAAGTAAATGTTCTTGAAGGTCAAGACAATACAGATATACAAAATATGTTTGAAGATGTTGTTTACAATATTTATGACACTCTTGAAACCTTTATAGAAAGTTTTACAATAACAATAAATGATTGGTCGTTGCTTGATGATATATCATTTAAATATATACAGCCAACAACTACTACTACAACTACTACCACATTACCTCCTCCACCAGAGCCTGAGCCTGAAGTTGCACCACCCGAACCTGAAACATTTGTTGTTGTTCTTGATGATGGTACTGAGGCTGAGTATGAACAGCATGAAATAGATGATGGTACTGTAGAGAGAGATAACGAACGTAAAAAGAATTACGAAATATATGGTGTAGAATTAACTGACGAACAAATTGCAAGAGGAGATTTAGAACAATATGATATCGAAATCATTGATGATGAAAATATGGTTGAAGACGGAGAAGAGCTTTCTGATGATGTTGATATACCTGATGTTAATGAAGATAGATATGAAGATGAACCCGAATATCAAGAAGATGAAAAAGAAGATATTGATGACAAGGTTCGTGAATTTAATGACACAGTCCTCGAAGTTGAGGAATACTTAGATACTTTTGAAGAAATAGAAATTGTTATAATAGAAAATATTGAAGACATAATTATAGAGGATATTATTGATGAGTTACACGAAGAGGATATACGAAGAGATGACAATGAAGAACCTAAAGTTCAACCATTGGAGGATATTACCGAGGAGATTGAGGAGATATTTGTTGAAGAGGTGGTTGAAGAAGAGGTTGAAGAATTAGAAGAAATCATAGAAATAGAGATAGAAGAAGATTTAACTGATGAAGAAATTGAAGAAACCATTGAAGTATATGTGCAAAAACTCGACACAGAAGAAGTTGTAGAAGTATTAGAAGAAGTTAATGATATAGGTGTACAAAACCTAGAACAAGCTACAGAAGAAGTGCAAGAGATAGTTCAGGCTGTTGTAGAAGAGGCTATAGAAGAGATAGAAGAACTTACAGAAGAACAGGTTGAAGTAGTTGCAGAGGTGCTACAAGTACAAACAGAAGACGTAGAAATTATTGCAGAAGCTGTAAAAGAAGATGAAGTTGTTGCAGAAGCTGTAGAAGAATATGTAGAAAGAGCTGTACAAAATGCTGATGTAGAAAACTATACACTTGCTGATGTTGTTACAGAGGTACAATACGAAAACTTTTTAGAAAATCCTATAGAAACATTTGTAGATTTAGATTTTGAAGGTATAACAATAGATAATATAGGTGATGACATGACGTCTGACCAGAAAGAAAAAGCACAAGAGGTGGTAGTCCCAGTTATTTTGACTAGAATAGCTACTATGGCCGCATTTGTGTTTAGGAAAACAATATGATAAAAAAATTATGGACATGGTTTGTAGAAGCAATTAAAGAAACGTTGAATCTTAGTTGGACTTTAGTAGGTTTAGTTATTGCTACTCTTACATTGACTGGTTCTGCTCAACAAATAACAGGTTTAGCAACTGTAATTACTTTAGTTGTTTGGTTATTGACAATAGGTTTTAGAAAATAAAAGTTATTACACACTGTGGTCAGTGTAAACAAGCTCTTAAATTCTTTAAGAAATACAAAACTTGTGTTAATCTAGGGTGTACACGTTATCAAGTTAAAGTTAGGAGATACAATGCCAATAGGAAAAAAAGGCAAGAAGAAGGCTTATAAAGTCAAAAAAAGGAAGTAGTTCTTATGGCACATGAAGCACGTAAGAAATCACTTCTTAAAAAACATAATTTAAAAGGGGTTAATAAACCTAAAAGAACACCTGGACACAAGACTAAATCACATATGGTTCTTGCACAAGAAGGCCATAAGTTAAAGTTAATAAGGTTTGGTCAACAAGGTGTT